CCAGCTAGAGTTGTTGCTGTCGCTGTGGCCCGTCTTCGCTGGTTTTATTAGCTTGGTCATAGTGTTAGCCAAAATGCACAGCGAGCTGGAAACCGTAAAGGAGAAAGTTCGCGTACTCTTTGACTTGTGGAACGGGAGGGATCGTTAATGTTACAGATGCTTATCGGTCCCGTCTCGTCCCTTCTTGACAAGTTCATTGAAGATAAAGATCAGAAAGCTGCGCTTGCGCATGAGATTGCTACAATGGCTGAAAGGCATGCGCAAGAGCGTGCTATGGCCCAAGCAGACGTTAACAAGCAAGAAGCGCAGCATCGTAACATTTGGGTAGCAGGCTGGAGGCCGTTTATTGGCTGGGTGTGTGGCGTTGCACTAGCGTGGCACTTTGTGCTAGCTCCTGTGGTGCTGTTTGTAGCCGCATGGGCCGATGTGCAACTGCCAACGCTCCCCGCTTTCGACATGGATAGCTTAATGACCGTGCTGCTAGGCATGTTAGGACTGGGCGGCTTGCGTACGTTTGAGAAGCACAAAGGGCTGAGCCGATGAAAGCAAGTCAGGAAGGTGTAAACCTGATTAAGCACTTTGAAGGTTGCTATCTAGACGCATACCTTTGCCCTGCTGGGGTGTGGACTATTGGCTATGGGCACACTGCTAACGTAAAGGAGGGAGACAGCGTTGATCAAGAAGCGGCTGAAGCGTTTCTTATTGAGGATTTGGAAAGCTTTGAGCAAGCTGTTACGCGCTTGGTGGAAGTCCCTCTTACGCAGCAGCAGTTCGACGCTCTTGTATCCTGGACCTTCAACCTTGGCGCTGGCAATCTGGCAGAGTCAACGCTCCTCAGAAAACTAAACAACTATCAGTATGCAGAAGTACCAGAGCAGATGATGCGCTGGGTTAGGGCCGGTGGGCAAGTGTTGGACGGTTTGGTTAAACGCCGCGCCGCTGAAGCTGCACTGTTTCAAAACAAAGATTGGCGCGAGGCGTAACGAATGCAAGGACAGCTACAAGATAACGCACATAAGGTTGCAGACCAGCTAGCGGCTACGTCCGTACTTGGCGCCATTACCGCCAACCTTCCGCTTATCACTGAGTGGATGCAGATGATTGCCGCATTGATTGGTATTTGTTCCGGCTTGGCGGCGTTACGCTTCTACCTTAAGCGTACCTCCAATCTTGACAAGGAAGACTAATGGGTGGCTTTAACTTAAACATTCCTTTAAGTTTTAACGGCATTACTATTACGCCACAGCAGATTCAAAATGCTGTAGCTGCACAGAACGCACAGCCGGCGCAAACGCTTACGCAAGCTGTGGCCGCTATGCCTGCACAAGCGCCTGCTGCTCAGCCTACCACTGCGGTTCCTATTGGTGCTACTGGTTTAGCAGCTCAAGAGCTTACTGGCGACCCAGACATGGATCGTCAAATCCTTGCAGACCGCGACGCTCAAGGCGTTAGCATTGACGTAGGGGCCGGCAGCTTAACGCCTGAAGAGTACCAGCAAGCTACGGAAGAGCTTGCCGCATACCGCAACCTACCAGAAAACCGTGCATATCGTGACACGCGGCGCCCAGAGTTAGCGGCCCTTGCAAGTGGACTATTGGCTCTTGCTGTTCCTGCTGTTGCTCCGCAGCTTGCTGCAAGTACGGGTTTGGCATCAGCGCTTGGAAGCAGCGCGGCTGGTTCTGCGCTTACTGGAGCAGCGCTTGGCGGCGGCTTAGCGGCAGCGCAGGGACAAGACCCGCTTACTGGTGCCGTTACTGGAGCTTTAGGTGGCGGCGTTGCTGGTTCTGATGTGGGTCAGCTTTTTCCTGCGGCTAGTCAAGCAACGCAAACAGGTGTTACGGCTTTAGGTGCTGTAGGGCCTTCAGTAGTAGCTCAAGTGTTTAGCGACGCAGACTACCGTGCTGGCGGCGTAATCCCTGAGCAGCCGTTTGAAACGCAAGAGCCTATTGTTCCGCCTGCGCAGCAGCAAGGTGGCGGTGGTGGAGCGCAAGCAGGGGGTGCACAGCAGCCAGCAGCGCCTACGCAACCGGAAGACATTACGCAAGACACCACGGCGCCTGATGGCTTTGAGCCAGTGCTGCCGCCAAGCTATGCAGACACTATTAACAATGTGCTTGAGCAGCTTGATGTGTTCCGTCAAGAAGGACAAAGCAGCACGCAAGCAGTGCAAGATGCTGTAGATTCTGTTGCAAGCTCTATGGACATGACGCGTGAAGAGCTGCTTGGTGAACTGGGCACTACGCAAGAGAACATTCTGGCTGACATTGCGGTACGTGACGAAACGCTTCGTGGTGAAATGGAAGCAGGACAAGCCGCAGCGGCTGAAGAGCGTCAGGCTATTATAGACCAAGTAGCAGCTAACGAAGAAGCTGGTATGACTCGTGACGACGCGCTTCAAGAAGCCATTGACGCCGTTGCTGCGGCTAACAATACGACCCGTGAAGATCTTCTTGGAAAGCTAGGCGCTACGGAAGAAACGCTTGCAGGTCAGATTGAAACGCTAGGTGAAACGGCAGCTACGGAACGTCAAGCAATTATTGATGAAGTACGTGCTAACGAAGCGGCAGGCATGGAGCGCACTGATGCGCTGCAAGCAGCCATTGATGCCATTGCGGAAGCTAACAACACCACTCGCGAAGACTTGCTGACTGAAATGGGTACTTCTCAAGAAGCAATCCTTACGGAAGTTAACACGCAGCTTGAAGGCATTACGGGTTCTATTGAAGGCTTGCAAGGTGGCGTTACGCGGAATGAAGAGTTGATTGGTGCTGTTAACGACCGCCTTGATGAATACGTAGCAGAAGGTCAAACGCGAGCGGATGCGCTAGAGCAGGCCGTTGCGGACGTTGCGGCCCAAACCGATCAGTCATTTATGGACGTGCTTGGCTACCTTGGCGACCTGCAAGAAAGTGTTAACGTAGACGTTGAGAACGTACGCGTTGCTGGCGAAGAAGGCCGTCAAGCCATCCTAGACCAAGTGGTAGCTAACGAAGCTGCTGGCATGGAGCGTGACGCAGCGTTAGACGAAGCAATTGCAGGTGTGGCGGACAGCTTAGGCGTAGCCGTTGAAGACCTGCTTAGCCAGATGGGCACCAATCGTACGGAGCTTGAAGGCGCTGTTGGTACGTTAGAAGAGCGTGTTACAAACGTAGAGTCTAACGTATTGGAGCAGGTTGCTGCTAACGAAGCGGCTGGTATGGAGCGTGACGCAGCTTTAGAAACAGCAGTTAATAAAGTTGCTGAAGACCTTGGCGTAGCCGTTGAAGATATTCTTAGCGATTTAGGCACGACGCGTGAAGGCCTTGAAGGCGCTATTGGTACGCTAGAGCAGCAAGTAGTGGACGTACAGACTAACGTACTGGACCAAGTAGCAGCCAATGAGCAGGCCGGTATGGACCGTGACGCTGCGCTAGAGACTGCTGTTAACAAGGTATCGGAAGAACTTGGCGTAACCCGTGAAGAGCTGCTAGGAGAGCTTGGCGCTACGGAAGAAACGCTTAGCGGACGCATTGGCGAGTTGCAGTCTAGCGTTGAGCAGCAAGTAGCAGACGCCCAGGCCAGCGTGTTGGAGCAAGTAGCAGCCAACGAGCAAGCCGGCATGGCCCGCGATGAAGCCATTAACCAAGCCGTTGAGCAAGTAGCTGGCAACTTGGGCACGACGCGTCAAGAGCTGCTGGATCAGCTTGGCACGTCAGAGGCTAGCATCTTGGAGCAAGTAGCGGCTGGCGCTGCGGCTGGGCAAGCACGTGACCAAGCCATTGGCGAAGCGCTGGGCCAAATGGGCACGGAGCTGGGCACTGGGCTTATGTCGCTGCAAGCGCAAGCGAGAGCGTACAAGCCTAAGTGGACCGAGCTGTTTCAATACACGACGCTAACGCCTTACCAAAAGAAAGCAATGGCGCCTTTTGTTGATTATATTGCCAAAGGCCGAGGAATGTTATCATGACGTATTTGGAAGCTGTGAATCAAGTGCTGCAGCGGTTACGTGAAGACACCGTAACGGACGTAACGGGTCTTGATGATCCCGTAGCGGACATGGTTGTAGCGTTAGTGAACGACGCTAAGCAGCTTGTCGAAGATGCACACACGTGGAATGCGCTGCGCTACGAGTGGAGCGTAACGACTGCTGCAGACGACAATCTGTATAGCTTGACAAATGCCGGAAATTATGGTAAGATAGAGGCTATCATTAAGGATGACGGAGTGGAGCTTAAGCAAGAACAGCTTCAGAATATCCGCAAGCGACAAGCCGCATCGCCAGCAAACAATAAGCCGAAGTACTATGCTGTCAACGGCGTTGATGCCAGTGGCGACATCCAACTACAGCTATTCCCGAAACCTGATGACGTATACAACTATACCGTGTACGGCTTCAAGCGTCAAGCAGAACTAAGCGCTAAGGATGATGTGTTGCTTGTACCCGGTAAGCCCGTTGTGTACGCAGCGCTAGCTATGGCAGCACGCGAGCGTGGCGAAGTGGGCGGTCAAACGGCAGCAGAGCTGTTCGCGCTAGCCGGTACGTACCTTAGCGACGCTATTGCATGGGACTCTGCTCTTAACGACTACGATAATGTTTGGATGACTGTGTAATGGCGCAGCAACAACAGAACATTACGGTTAGCGCTCCGGGGTTTCAAGGGCTGAATACGGAAGACTCTCCGCTTCAGCAAGACCCCGGCTTTGCGGTTGTGGCCGACAATGCTGTTGTGGATAAGTTTGGTCGTATTGGTTCGCGCAAGCCCTGGACGGAGTTTACCACTGCGGTTAACGTAACGTATAGCGCAGCGGCTGGCGTAGCGGACACGCAGATTAAGACGCACCGCTTAGGCAACGGCGACATCAATGGTGTTACGTACGTGCTGGCTACGGTTGGTGTGTATCAGTATAACGCTTCTGGCTCTTTGCTGCAAGACGACTACTTTATCTGCAAGCTTACCACCAGCTCTGGTCCTGTATACGAGCTGGACGAAATTAGCTACCCGACGCTGATTAACGACAGCGCTTTGGCTGATGCTAAGATTGTTAGCTTTAATGACAAAATGTACGTGTTCAGCGCCGGCAACGAATGCCTTGAGTATGACGGCAGCACGCTTGTTAAGCTGTTTACTGGTACTAACGACGTAGACTACATTAAGCCACAGGACGACAGCGGCACCATTGCGGCAGCCATTAACGGTGACGTAGCTGCAGCCGCTTACGGGCGTTTGTGGGTTAGTGGTGTAAACGGCGATTACCAAACGATTTACTACAGCGACCTACTCATTGCCACGCAGTGGTACGATGGGCGCGCTGTGCCTGCCGATGCGCAGAACACTGGCGGTATCCTTAACGTCAATGAATACTGGCCCCGTGGTACTGACCGTATTGTAGGCATTGTGGCACATAACAACGCCCTGTTCATCATGGGGCGTCAGTCTATATTGGTGTACAATAACGCTGCTAGCGGCGATCCTGCGGGCACTGACGGCATTGTGCTAGCCGACACCATTAGCGGTATTGGCTGTGTGAACCGCGACGCCATCGCTAACATTGGCTCTGACGTACTGTTTGTAGACGACTCTGGTGTGCGCTCTATTGGCCGTACCATTCAAGAGAAGTCTGCACCGCTAAACGACCTAACTTCTAACGTACGCCGTGACATCACGGACATCATTGCGCTTACGGCTGACAAGACCACCATTTCGCTGTCGTACTGGCCTGATGAAAACCTAACGGTTGTTAACTTCAGTAACGACTTGCAAGCCTTTGCGATTGAAATGCGAGCGCCTAGCGTAACGGGTGGCAACAAGGTAACGCGCTGGACTAACACGGTCTGGGAGCGCGCCATGTACTACGAGATTGACGGCGAAGCCCGCGTGTTGCTAGCAAGCAGCGCAAGCGACTACGGCTGTTTGCTATACGAAGACGGCTTGAATTACAACAACCAGCCGTTTGAGTTTAAGTATGAGTCTAATTCGTTTACGTTTGGTCAGCCCGCTAACTTTAAGTTTATTAAGCAGATTGACTTTACCGTTGTGTCTACGCTAACGGACGCTCAGGCGTACGCAGGGTGGGGCTATAGCGGGCGCCTTGACTATACTAAAGCGCTAACGATTACGGCTCAAGCCCCAGCGCTATACAACGTAGCGTACTTTAACCAAGACGACGAATACGGCCCCGGCCTTACGACTATTCGCCGCTATCGTGTAAACGCTAAAGGGAGCGGTGAGTCTGTGATTATTGGATTCCGTACTGAAGTAAATGGCAATACGTGTAGCCTTCAAGAGATTAACGTACAGACCCTTATTGGGAGGATTATCTAAATGAGCCTTTTTGATTTGCTGGCAGGTGCCGGTAGCGCTGCTGCTGGCTACCAAATGGCTGAAGATATTCGGCAGACTGGCCGTACTGGCGCTGAGCAGATGCAGCAGCTTGGTCAACAGCTACAAGACCAATCAGCTTTCCGTGGCTATGGCGTACAAACGGGCCTAGGACGCTCTACGATTAGCCCTATGGGCAGCACGGACGTAGGCGTAGGTCCCCAAGCGGGTTTGATGCAAGGCGGTCAGCAGCTCTATGGGGGCGCTCAGGCGGCTCTAGGACAAGTAATGCAGCCTCCTGCGGCACGCGAGCAAGCTATCTTTGAGCGTGCTATGGCTATGCAAGAGCCGGGACTGCAGCGCGCACAAGCCGCACAGCAAGCCCGTGAGTTTGCTATGGGCCGTGGTGGACTGCGGGGTGCACAGTTTGGCGGCACCGCTGAAGATGCCGCTATGGCCCGTGCACGCGCTGAAGCGTCTAACGCAGCAGCCTTCCAGGCTATGCAGCAGGCGCAGCAAGAAGCACAGACGCAGACGCAAGCAGCTAACGTTGCTGGTCAGCTTGGCCTGCAAGGCTACACGACGGCCTTTACGCCCATTCAGCAGCAGCTTAACGCGCTTCAGGTGGCGCAGCAGGCAGCCAACATGGCACAAACCGGCCAGCTTACCGGCACCGGTTACGGCGCACAGCTTGGCCTTGGCGGTATTCAGGCACGCATCAATGCCGAGAAGGCAGCAAGCGAACTGTTCGGCAACCTGTTTGGTTCGGGCATGGCGGCTATTGGCAGCATTGGCACGGGCGCTCCGGCAGGGTCTAGCTTGCTTGAACAGTTAGGCCTTCCCGGTTTGTTCTCTAGCGCTGTTGAAGAATCTGCTGGTCTTAGGGCGCTTGATGAACTTGATCAGATTGACTTTGGCGCGATTGGCTAAGGAGCAACATCATGGCAGGACAAGACGTAAGCGCCAACCTTGGCGGAATGTTGTCGCAGATTGGAGGCACCCTTGGCGGCATGAGTGGAGCCGGTGCTGGGCTTATGCGGCCCATCATGACTTCGTTTCGCCCGCAACTAGACCCAAACAGTGTTGAGTCTTTGCAGCGTCAAGCAGCGTTTCAGGGGCGGCTTGGTGACACTGAGCAAGCGCGTATGTACACAGGGCAAGCGCTAGCGTTAGAGGAGCGTAACAGAGCCGAAGCAGAAAAACAGCGTAAGCTTAAGGAAGGACAAGAGCGCGTAAAGGCGCTAAATGCTTTCCGTGCTGCTGTCGCCTCTGGCGATTTGCAAGAGATTGCTGTAGCCCGTGCCGAGCTTGAAGCGGTAGGACAAGCACAAGGAACATCGTTGCTTCCCCAAGCGTCTGCTATTGAGTCTAACGAGCGGCAAAGAAAAACAGCAGCGGCAACGGAAGCCGCAGCGGCAGAAGCGCTTCGCATAGGCAATCTAGAAGCCGGTATGACTGCTGCGTTTAACGCTGTGGACAGCATTGAACAAGCAGACGTTATTCTTAAGAATGCCCCAGCTATTGTGTCAGAGCACGCTGCTAAGGCACACAAAGAAGTGGTTGGCCGCATTACGGCTCAACAAGAACGTGTAGAAAAAGAACGCGACCTTAGCGAAGTTCTTCCGCCTTCGTTTGAAACTGCTATGGTAGAAGATAAGCTAGTTATTCCTAGCATTGCAAACCTTGATGAAGCTGTTCGCAATCAACTAAACAGCATGGCGGAGCGCTTAGTTGCTGACATTGACGAAGCAAACGCAGAAGCCCGAGACGGAAAAGCTATTATTCCCCGCGCTAAGCGAGAGGCTTTACGGCGGCGGCGGGACGACTTAGAAAAGCAAGTAAGCAAAGCTGTTCTTGACCAAGCAACTAATGAGTCAAAAGCAAAAAGGAAAGAAAAAGCTGATCTTTTTGCTGCTGCGTCAAACGCTTCTATTGAAAACTACTCTAATCAAGATGTTAAAGAAGCGCAAACCGATTTACAAAAACAAGGATATACAGTTTCCTTATACGAAGCTGAAAAATTCTTGCAGCAAGAAGCTGTTAATCGTTTGTTTAAGCAGGGCGGTGTTGCCGTGGTTCCAGAAGAGTTTACGTTTTTCACGCTTCCTCAAAAAAATGAGGGAGTCTTGGCAGGTATTAAAAGCTTTTTTGGTTTTGGCGAAGAAGAAGTTATTGATTTAGACGCTCAAGGACAATAGAGGACTAAACGTGCCTGAGTTTCGCATAAAGAAAAACGACAAGATTTACAAAATTACTGCAGACACGCAGCAAGAAGCTATTGATCGTGTTCTTGCGCATGTAAGCAAAATGCCTGCTCCGCCTCCACGGCTAACCGGAACGGAAAAAGCCGCTGCGTTTGCTGGTGAGTTTGCAGAAGGTGCTTTTGGCATAGGCGACGAGTTAGGCGCTATTGGTCGTGGTATTGGCGGTTCTGTATACGACATCTTCAATACCGACAAAGACATCATGCAAGCACTGCGCGAGAACTTCAACTGGTCTGAAGATATTGCAGCAACTCGTGCGCAAATGCGGCAGTTTGAAGAAGAAAACCCGTTGCTTTCTAACGTAGCGTACGGTTCTGGTTTTGTATCTGGCCTTGGTGTGCCTATTGGCGCTGTTGGAAAAGGCGCAAGCGCTACAAAAGCAGCCGCAGTTGGAGCGGGCTATGGTGCAGGCTTTGGTGCACTTAGCGGAGAAGGCGAAGAAGGCCGCATTCAAGGAGCTTTAACTGGCGCTGCGGTTGGCGGGGCTGTCGGCGGGGCTGCTCAAAAGATTGGTCAAAAACTTAACGATATTATTAACAATCCAAACGCAAGCGTCACCGATGAAGTAGAGGCTATTACTGATAGAACTCCGTGGACTAACGTAGGAGAAGAAATTCGTTTTATAGATAAAGCTTTTGTTGGAGTTTCTGATGCAATCCGCCGCCGCATTAGTCCACAAATTGGCGGGCGTGTTCAACGCGCAGACGAATCTGCTGTTCGTCAAAAAGCTTTAGAGAACGCAGAGTTTGTAGAAAATACAGACATGCAAAATGTTATTAACTTGTGGAATAAAGACGACGAGTTTGCCGGCATGGTTTTAGACTATGCGCAAGGACAAAAGCCCCTTGGCGAAATGTTATCATACGTTAATAAAGAGCTTGGCGGAGAAGCTACTCAGGCCCTTGTTAAGTATCTTGACTGGTCTAAAAAGTCTAACGCCCTGTTTAACGAACGCCTTGGACGCAACCAAGACGCCACAGATTATTTGCACACTCAACGCGAAGGGCGTATTACTAAGCGTCGCATGTTGTCACGCAAAGAGCGAACTGCCGATTACATTGAAGACTTTGCAGACGACGAAATCAACATGCCTATTGACCGTGCACAGCTTAAACGTACGCGTGAGCTTGCGGAAGAGGGGCTTAGAGTGCGGGACTACGCTAATCCGTTTCTTACAAACGCGCAGCGCATCCACAATAACAACCGGCTACTGCAGTTACAAGAAAAGTTTGGTATTAAAAAGCTTAATAAAGGCGCTGATGGTTTAATGAACGCGCTTGAGCGGAAGTTTAAAGAGCGGGGCATTGACGAGTACGGGGCCCGCGATGCACGCAATGCAATTGCAATGCTTATTAAAGGCCAGAATACGTCAGCCAATGCGTGGATTAAATCGTTTCAAAACAGCGGATACACGGTTCTTGCCGGTCCAAAAACGGCATTGCTTAACTTTCACGACATTCCTTTCGCGGCGTGGAATAACGGAATCTCTAGCGTTCGTGGGCTAGTAAATAGCGAGATTAGAAAAAGCGCTGACGTAGAGCGTCTTGGTCTTGGCGGACAGAACGTTGGAGAGTTCTTTCAAAACATCCCGGCAGCCAGTAAAAAACGCAGCGCTGGGGAGATTGCTGAAAGCATAACTAAGTCCATTACGGACAAAGCTATGAAGTATGGCGGATTTCAAACCGCTGACCGTATAGCTAAGAACCAAGTTCTTAAGACAGTGGCGCAAGATGCTGTAGACCGCGCCAATGCTGGTACGCTTAGGCAGCGCTGGGGGCGTGATTTTGACCCTTCACAGGTAGACAAAATAGAAAAAGCACTTAAGCGCACGGGCGGTAACATTGATAATATGACCGCCAGCGAAGCAAAACTATATGACGAGTTGATTACGCTTGGGCTAGGCCAGCAACAGCTTATCTCTGCAGCAGGACGGCCTCTTTTTTGGCTTAACAACCCAAACTTGCGTCCTTTGTGGATGATGCGCGGCTTCGCCATTAAGCACAACATTCTACTAGCTGAAAAGATTGCCGATAAGTTAAAAGCTGGTGACAAAGCCGGTGCTGCAAAAGAAGCCACTATGTATTTAGCGCTTCCTGGCATGAGCTACGCAGGCATGAACGTTGGGCGTAACGAGTTGTTTAAGGAAGACTACGAGCCCAGCGCTGAAGAGTTTATGTTCTCTCTCCTTGACTCTGTGCTTGGCCCTATCACGCTAAACAGCATCGGTGTGGGGAGCAGCTACGAGCGGTCAGAGCTTATCAAAGACCCGGCAAAAGCGCTGCTTTCTTCTGTGTTGCCCCCTACGGGATTGTACGGTGATGTTACTGAAGGCATCGTGCAGGCTATTGCGCGGCAAGATGCGGACGAGCTTGGCAACATTGTTGCTGACCACCCACTATACAAGCAATGGGCAGCCTTCTTCGACTAAAGCGCAGCGCCCGCTGAGCAGCACACTCGGCGGGCGCCTTGCCCCTCTACAAGTCCTCCTCCTTCACGAAGATGCCGTGGCGCATCTGCCCTTTGCGGTCCTTAATCTTGTTGTAGCTGACCGTTAGCGCCTGCTTCAGCGTAAACCCGTTACGCGTCGCGATGTTAATCAACACCACCAAGCAGTCGCCTAGTTCATCCCGCAAGTCAAAGCCATCATGGACATCTTGGTCCAGCTCCTGCACTTCCTCTAGCAGCTTGTGCATTTGTGCTGCGTCGCTGCTGCCTAGGATTAGGTTGCGGTCGTCATGCCATTCAGCTACGCGCTGCTCTAGTTCTTCAAAGCTCACTTCGTCAACTCCCTTGCCCATACACGTTCATTGATGTGGCTGTTGTAGCAGTGGTTCTTGTCGAACCAGAACAGGTCATCCAGTGCCTCTTCGGCTCGCTCCCAGCCCTCGCGGTGGCAGCGTCCTGATACGGACTCATACGGCAGTCCGTTCAGGAACACTACGTTTGCCAGTACGGATAAGGCGTGGAAGACGCGGTGCAAGTACCCTTTCACGGTCCATACCTCCGCTCAATCAGCAGCTCCAAGTAGTGAATGGCTTTGAGCAAGTCCTCCTTGCCGCCCTTCTGCTCGTGGCGTGTCACGTACTTCACCACGTTGCCTTCCATAAAGCCCAGCCCGTTCTGGTAGATGAAGTCGATGGGCTGAATAGCTAGGCGGTAGTGGTCCCCGCCTTCCTGGCGCTTACTAGCTTCAGTGGACGGGGCCGTCGTAGCTTTCTTCACTTTCAAAACCTCCCATGATGAGTTGGTACTTACCGATGTCAAACAGCATGTTAACGGTGTCGGGGTGTAGGCCGTTAGAGGCCAGCACAAACTCCCTGCCTTCGATGAAGATGACGCAAGCGCTCTCCACCGCTACCTCTGGGTTGTCGTCTTCAAAGGTGCCGAGCGCGTCGCGCAGCGACTGAAGCATATCGACAACCTTGTGCTTGTCCTTGCTGTTCTTCTTGAAGTCTCCTTTAACTACCTTCATGCCCAATCATCCCATCGTTCCATGTATTCTAGGAAGCGTTCTCGGTTGTCTAAGATGTGTCCTCTAAGCACTTCTACCAGCTCCTCTGTAGTTATGTCGCATAGCTCAAAGATTTCTATAGCGTCGCAGTGGTTAAGGACACGCTCAATCAGCGGGTCTTCGTGCAGCGTCACGGCTCAAACCCTCCTGATCTTAGAGCCAAGGTCCATAGGCTCCGGGTATGGTACGCCGTCAATGACCACGCCGCAGCCAATGATGGGCTTGAGCTTGAAGTGTCGCCCATAGGCAAAGGCGAGGTGCTTCTGGTTGACGCCGCAGCCTACCGCCATGCCCCACACCAGCTCCCTGTCGCTAGCCGTGTAGCTCACGCCAAGGTTGCTGTGGTTGTGGCCTGACACGGTGCACTGCATGCGCTGCTTGGCGTCGTTGCGGAAGCCGTTGACACCGTTAGCGCTCTCGCCGTGATGGTACAGCACGCCGTCAATCTCAATCTGCTCCTCAATCTGCCAGCCCTTCGGCATCTCCAGCAGCTCCTCCAGGGGCCGCATGTAGATGGAGGGCTCCATGCCTAGCTTCCGTAGCTGCCGTGCCGGGATGCGGTCATGGTTGCCAAGGATCAGGGTGAGCTTGGGGAACGCTGCGTACCAGCGCTTAGCCCGCTCCAGCGCAGACTCGTACTCTCCGTGTACGTTGTGCAGCAGCGGCTCGCTGTCGTGGAATGACAGGCTGTGGTTGTCGATGAAGTCACCGATGTGCACCACAGTGTCCACCTTCCAAGCCTTAAACTGCTCTTGGCAAAACTCCAAGTAGCCGTCAAGCTCGTAGGGCAAGTGTGTGTCACCGATAATGCCGACCCTTGCCATGCTATTTACTCCTCTTCTTTGCGTCACGTTCTTCGTTAGTTTTAGCTTGGTGGCACTCTTTACACAGCACTTGGAATCCATCAGCTTCGCAAAACATACGCTCTACGAAACCGGGGAGGTCGTCGTAGTTCCGTAACGACCCGCACTGTACAATATGGTCCACTTCCACCTGCCTTGTCCCAAACCAGCCACCGCAGTGGGCGCATTCGTAGGTGTTGTACGCTACCTTAGCGGCTTGCTTGGCACTGTGCTTCGGGCCCCAGCGTTGGAAAGCAGAGCGGAGGGCGCTACGGATAAAGCCAAAGTAGCGTGCCTCCGTCCACTTGCCATCATTACGCGTCCGTGCTACTCGCTTAGTCATCCAGTGTTTCCAGTATGATTCTAATTCGGTGGCGGTCCTTAAGCCACATCTTGATCATACGCAGTAGTGGTTTAAGCTGCTGAGGGTAGGTCAGGACATGCTCTACGCGTCCACTGGGAACGCCCACAGCTCCCCCTCCTGCCTGCGAATCCATAGCTGCCTCCCTTGTCGTAGTAGCCAGTCGTCCAGTATCTGCTCCTTCTCGTCCACACACATGCCCACCTTATCGAAGGCTTCAGCGTACACGTTACGAACGTAAGCATACATCTCAGCGGGGTCGTACA